ACTCCAGTTTTTTCTCTTGTAAATGTTGTATCTGGTTTTATTGTAACCTCTCCTAAATTCTTTAATGCAGGATACTTCTGAAAAATTGATTTAGTAATGTCTCCACCATCCTGAAACTGTCCTCCCCATGCAGGAGAATAGTTTCTACCTATATTAGAAAATCCATCTCCTACCATTTCTTCAGGAGCAGAAGCTTGTGAATCATTGTAGTTATCCATCCAACCACCATTCTTCTTTTTCTGAAGTTCATCTTCATATATTCTTGTATATATTTCAAAAGGATTATTTAATTTATCTACATCTATATTATATTTCTTCAAAAGAGGAGGATCTATATCCCATTCATCATAAAATGAAACATATCTACCACGATCATCTTTACCTGTAGATCTCTTAAATTTTCCTAATTGATTATAGGGAGTTGATTCAGTACCTAAACCTGCTGTTATGTCATAAGCATTGTAATGAGAATGAAATTTTGGATTTATCCCATACTTTTTTCTCAATGGATCTATTTTTTCTAAATCTAAGCTATTACTTAATTTAGTAGAATTTAATTCTTCAAAAAATCCTATAGGATCTTTACTTAATTTTAAAACATCTATAGCCTGTTGCCTAAGTTTATCATTAAAATCATAATATTCAGCATTAGGATTATCACTTACAGAAGGTTTATATTTAGATTTTACAATACTTGTAGTATCATAAGGTAAACCATAATATTTATTTACCAGTTCTCGTCTTAATTGTACAGTTCTGGCATGAGAATTTAAGTTTTCCTGAGATTCATCTTTTTCTACTCTCTGTAAAAAAGAATCTAGTTGTTTTATATCTTGAGGATATCCAAATTGTTGAGCATTTGCTAATTTTTTTCTATAAGTTATCTCCTCTTGAGACATTTTATCATCAACTCTTTTATTTTTAAACTCTACCAATTTGTTATATAGATCTATAGACTTATCTGTAGTTTTACTTAATTTTGGAGATACCATAGTTGCTAATCTAACATACCAAGGTAACTCTGAAAAATTATATTTTTTAATATTACCTCCATCAGCAAATTGTCCTCCCCATGCAGGAGACCAGCTTCTTCCTTGTGTATTGTATCCTTGTCCTACAAAATCCTTAGGAATAGATACAGAGGAATCACTAGGATTATCTCTTACACCATAATTGTCATTAGCCTTTTGTTTTAAGACCAATCCTCCTTGTTCATATTTCTCTAACCATCCTCCATTTTGCATCTGAGGATTATCATCTGTACTTATAACATTATAATTATTATCAAAATTAATGATGGAGCCATGTTGTGTTTGGACAGTTTTAGCTCCTAATTTTTTAGCTTGTTTAGACATAGCTTTCCAATCAGGAACCCAAATTCCATTTTTCATAGATCCAGCATCTTCTATTATAGGAATATTCTTTGCCATTATTTATAACTTATTTGACTTGAACTTATTAACATCTGTGAAACTATGTGTATATCTGAACGATTGGTAAGACTAAGCCTTATTTTTAAATCCTTTGATCTAATTGGAGATTTCTTAAAAGACTTTATAGAATAGTTCATATTTAATTGATTCAATATACCATCAACAGAAAGACTCTCACAACTAGTAACAGCTATTGGAATATTTCTATCTTTTACTACATCCCAAAAAGTATTAATATTATAGAAATCATCACTCTTTGTATATGTGATGACTTTGCTATTAGATTTATAAATAGGATATAAATTATAAGCCTGTAAATTATGTAAAGGTTTAGGTACCAATTCTAATAATCCTGTACATTGTTGATTGCTATAGATAATTGCTTCATTAAACCATGCATTATCAAGGAGTATTTTATCTGTATAAGAGAATACACCTGTTCCATCTGGAACATACTTAAAGACTTTATCATAACTTTTAATGTTCTGAAGAATTTCTGTATTAGGTAAAGTAGATACAGGATATTCAATTATATATGGATGTGTTATTCCATAATAAGAATTGTTAATTGTGATATTGGTGAGGTGTCGCCACAAACATGCAACAGTTGTTATAATAGTGGGAGTATTAAATACTATAGGACTCAAAGAAGATACATTCACTGTTTTTGTAAATATGCACTCTCCTGTGGAAGTCATAGTAATCATAGATACATTATCATCTACTAAATAACTTATTCCTGTTATAAGTGTTTCTCTGGAAACATTATTTGCTATGATATTTCCAAATTGGTCATATATAGTAAAAGGTCCTATTTTTATAGGAGATTTTGTTAATTTTATAGTGACTATTTTTGCCATATCAATTTTTATTAAGGAGGAGATAATGTTGTAGATGTAGTGGTGGTACATATTGATCCAACAGTGTACATTCCATTAGTTGTAAAAAGATCCACTGATAAACAACACCAGATATAAGGAAATCCTGGAGCAACACTTACTGTTTCTGAAAATCCTTCACAAGTAGTATAAACAAAATTAGCATTATAGCTATCTGTACTTTCCATTGTCATTTCATAACAAACAGGAATTGTTGTTGTTGTTGTTGTAGTGGTAGCAAGACAATCTATAATTTCAGTGATAACTCCTGATACAATATGAAATGTCAAATTACTAAGAGCTGATTCTTCTGTAAAATACCAACCATCAGGAGCAAGACTACAATCTGTAGAAGTTCCTAAATAGCATAACATTCCTAAAGAAATACTTGTTGTTTGCATAGTAAAGGAATTCCATATTACATCAATATATATTCCTCCAAATACATTCATATACCCTACAGCTAAACAAGCATCTGTAGAACTTCCTGAAGATACAATTGTAATACCAGTAGAAGGAGTGGTATATCCAAAAATAGGATAGAAATTAGTTAAGCCCATAGGTCTTTGACAAACAGGTTCAATTTTAGTAGCACTACCTGATAAATTACAATTAAGAATAACATTTGCAATACCACTCAAAGAACAATCAAGAGGAGAAATGGCTATTCCCTGTAAAGAACAATCAGGTCCATATGTAGCTACTCCCTCAAGACTACAATCAATATTTGTTAATATTCCTGCAATAAAATCAAATTCATCACAACATCCATTAATACCTGAATAGAAGAAATTATTTTCAGCTATATACCAATTAGGAATATAACTATGAAAAGATATCCATGCTTTTGTATTTACATGATAGGAAAGAGTCCAGCTCTTGTTACAGAAATATAAAGCATCTGTAAGAAACACTTGTGTTTTTAATACAAAAGTGTTTAATATCTTTTCAATATAGAATGTTCTGGTGATTTCATCATATTTTATATCCTTAGTAAGAGGAATATAATCAAGTTTAGTAATTATTACTCTATCATATTTACTATCATATACAGCATGGAGTCCTATTGATGTGAAATTATTATCCACATCTACTGTTGGGAACCATCTAAGAATTTCAAATGCTAAGTGATCTGTAAAGAATCTGTTCATACCACTACCAAAAGCAGAAAGATCTATAGCTTGTTGTCCTGAAAGTAAAAATATCTGTCCTCTCTTTGCATCAATAGTAATTTGCCCTTGTGGTATCTTAAGAAGCATTTTATGTTGAGAACCTACATAACCAAGATCTGTTTCTGCAAAATCAATAGGAGGATTTTTAAACATATTAGGATTACCCAGATAAGCAGCTTGTGGATTACTTGTATCCATTGTTAACAAGTTATTATACAGAAGACTCTTATTTTCAAATCTAGCTAAAATAGCTCTGTTCTGAATACCATCTAAAGATGTTAAATTTCCATAGTTCTGTGGAAAATCATAAAAAGATGTAGCTCCATAACTTAACCAGTTGTTCACCTTATTATCAGCATCTGCTTCTTGAGAATCAGAATATACTGTTCTAAAAGGATAATAAGTATAACAAAACTGTGCTGACCAATTAGGAGGAAGATGTGAAAAAGAATTTTCTTTATTCTGTTTGGAGAATGTGATGTTATAATAATAGGTATTATCCTGAGCAATAGGTACAAAGTATTCTTGTACCCAATCATCAGGAATGCTTGTTGTTACATGAGGATAAAAATCTCCTTCTCTATTATTGAATGCTTGTCTAAGATCTATATTATATGAACTTTCACAATAGAAATTAGGAATACCATATGCAAACATATAGAAATATCCATCATAATACATAAGTGTACTGGAGGGAGTTACTACACTTGTTAATACTGTTGTGGTGGTGGTAGTTGTAGAAGATGTAGAGGATGTAGATGTAGTGGGTGTAACATATGGTGAATCATTTGGGCAATCAAAATTATGTGCTTTATAAGAAATAATATTTGATAGCACTCCCACTCCTGTTAATGTATAATCCTTCACTATACTTCTTGCAGAATGCCAATATTTAGGGTAGGCAACATTACCTAATTCATCATAAAATATATCACTATCATCAGGAGCATTTACTCTGCTGTCAATAAAGAAAGGAAGTTTTGTTTTAAAAGCAAATCTGCTTATAAAGGTATCTCCTCCAAATACAACAGTATTACTGGAAGTATCATCTATAGTCTTTTGAAATCCTGTGTCTATTGTATTATAAGAATATAATTGTCCCCACTGATTTACTATCTGATTCTTTAAAGAAGCATAATAAGAAACCACTTGTATAGGATTTTCTTTTGCAGGAGCATTACAACTTCCTATTTCTGAAATAGTATATCTTGAATTATCAGTGACAATAGAAACACCTCCTGGAATAAGACTAGGAGTTTTATCAGGAAAAGGCAAAGCAGGAATTGCTAAAGAATTTCTTTGCTCTACTGTTTTTAAAAATACTGATGTTTCTCTTTCATAATTATTAATACTATGAATATCTCCTACAGATTGTACTCCTGGAATCAGATATTTTTTAATATCAAGATTACGTTGTTTAATACCAAGATCATTAGGAATGGATGCTTCATAATTATAATCAGCTATAGAATTGAATGAATATGCAAAATTCTTCCTTGTTATACCATTTATATAAATAGTAAGGTATGCCTGATATGCTGTAAACATAGCAGTATAATTAAAAGGAGAGGTTGCTCTGGCTAACTTATCAGAACTATCAAGAGCTTTCTTTTGAGCTTGTTCTGTGATAAGTTTATACATTGCATTCTTTTTCACTTCTACAAAGTGAGCTTTTCCTGCACCAAACATTACACTCTCTAATTTAAGTATATCTCCTAAGAATGGTTGTCCAAAAGAAGTTTCAGGAGAATTAAATATTTGTCTGTATGCATGTTGAGGATTGGCATTTATAGCTGGCATATCATTGGAAGTATCACAAGATGTACCAGAAGTATGTATTCCTATAAAATGTATATTAGAATTACCTCCTTGCCCAATCATTACCACTCCTCCTGTACCTGTCACTACAGAAAACTCATGATAGGTAATTATCCAAAGAGTTGTGATACCTTTAACAATATCATCATATTGCACTCTGTATCCCTGACAAAGCCCACAATCAATATCTGCACTCCATCTTTCATAATTAGCATATCCCACTGTTCCTGTAGCAGGAAGAGTAATTGTAGGTCTGGTAATAGAACAAAAGGTAGATGTACCTATTATATAGAATCTTTTACTTCCTGGTTTATTTGTATTACAATCAATATATTGTAATTCAGCATAATCAGGTCCACCATTAATATCAGGTTGTAATGTGAGTATATTTATATCCCATGTCTCACATATTTCTGAATAAGCATTATTGGTACTATTTAAAAATGCATCTGCTTTGAGATCATTATATGGGTAATTGGGGTAGAAGTATTCTGTTTCTTCTCTTGTATAGGTTCCTATATTTCTTAAAATTCCCTTAGCAATGATTGATTTATTTGTTCCTCTGTCTCCTCTTACAATTTTATATCCTATAATATCAGATTTCTGATCTGATGTTAATGTTGAAGAAGATATTAATGCATTAATTTGTTGAGCATCAAGTAACACTCCTATAGGAAATACAGCATCATTACCCATCACCATAGAATTAGGAGATGAGAATATTTTAGATTCATATATAGGACTTACCAAAACATCAGGAAATTTATGATGTCTGATTTTTTGTCCTGCTAATTCTCCCCATACATCTATATTACAGGGATATTCTTCTGTTGATTCCCAATATGCAAAGTCTCCATATTGATAAGCACCTTTATATTCAGGAACAGGGGAATATCCTTGAACATATCCAGAAACAGATGCTGTGTTATAAATCTCCCAATAAGGACTATATCCTATACCACCAGCAGTATATGATGGTGATCCAATAAAATCAGGATTAGAATCTGCAATATCTGGTCTGTTTTCAGATAAAGCCCTAATTCTTCCTGGAATATGAAATCCATCTGTCTGTTTACCATTCTTTAATAAGAAAACTATTTCAAATGCATAAACCTCATCTCTTAAATATCCTCTAAGATTTGTTGCATTTAATTCATCTGAATAATTTTCAGATGCTGGTATTCTATATGTTTCCCATTGGAGAGTGATTCTATTAGCTATATCCTGATAATTGATTCTGTCTATAGATGTAAGTTGATCCCATACAAGAATATCCTGTACTGCTGTTACATCCTGTGCAATATCATAATATGGATATTTTTCAAATATATCACTAATAGCAAGTCTTATATTTTCTACATTTTGACCTGTATATGTAATAACCTTTTGTGTATTATCAATAAAGTAAGTTCCTAATAATTCTACAGAAGTAATAGCATTTATTGTTTTTAATACAGCAAGATTAAAATATTGAAATTGTCCTGTTATATCTAAATGAGAAACATTAATAAGAATAGATTTACCTACAGAATAGTTAAAATTAACTGTCACCTCATTAATATTAGCTATAGGAGTAGGATTTGTAATAGAATAATAAGATGTATATGGGTTTCCTGCAGCATCAGAATATTGAACAGCAAATTGATATGTACCAGATATTAGATTTCCTCCTGATACAACATCAGATATATTTAAAAGTGGAATAGAAAAGTTAGGTTGTATTTTCAATTGATTACAATCCACACTATCACTCTCAATAGGATTACAAAGTGTAGATCCCTGCTTTAGTATTTTAGGAAGATCATTTATATCTAGATATCTTCTTGGATTATACCCATCTGTCCAGTATATCTCTGTAGTGCAATTAGTTATTTTATGAACACACTTATGGATAGGATGGTTAATATTAAAATTTAAACAAGGAGCACTAAAAAGAGTATGGTAAAGACAATCATTATTATCCATATACCCTATTTGACTATCTCCTAAAGAAGGGTTTGTAAGAAAGAATATATGTTTATTCTTCTCAGGAATAAAATACTTTCCTATTAATGCATATCCTTCAGGAAAAGAAAGACAAAACTCATTACCTTCTTCATTTTGATAATTAATTGAGTTTGCATCAAAGTTTTCAACAGCAGCATTTAATGCATAGGTTAGCACTCCCTTCTTAACCTGATTAAGAGTTTGATCTAAATTAAGACCAACAGTAGCATTATTATACTCCTGTCTTATATTTCCTTGTTCCTGATCTGCCATTTTCTTTAGAAATTACGTCTCCAACCATATCTGTTAGTACGATTGGGAAGTTCATACATTTGAAATCTATTTAGATCTTGTTTTATTCTTCTTTGCTTAGTCCAAGAATCTTGTTTCTTTGTTTCTATATCTGCCATAATGAATGCTTCTTCAGACATTTGCTTATAATAAAGCAATTTCTGTTGTAACTGCTGAAAGGTTTCATCATTGGTTTGATTAGTAAGAGTCTCAAACACTTTAAACTTTATAAAAGATTCTACATATTCTCTAATACGATAGTTATCAGGAATCATTTGATTGCCTCCATTATCGTATTCTGTAGCATAGAATAATAAATGAACCACACCACATCTGAAATTAGTAACAAATTTATTATCCCTTATATCAAAAGAATCAAATCCAGCAGAACCTGGAGTAAATTCATTATATGAAGATGTTCTTACATTAAAATCCCAAGCATCAGTATAACTTACATCACAATTTTTTCTTGCTGAGATATTTCCTGGTTTTAGGAGATATTCTCTTTTGTAAGATCTTGGAACTTCATGATTTGTTTTATATACTGCCTGAACGATGTCAGGAAGACATGTGCCTGTGCAATTAGGATCTTGACAAACAGGATTATTACAAGCGTTACCATTGATAGTGAGAGGAGCTATTTGAATTGTTGTAGAAGCAGTTTGAGAATAAAAAGATGTAGCTGTCTGATAAGGAAGCAATCCTGTTTCCTGACATCTCCAAGCTTCTCTTACAGCAAAGAAGTTATCAGGAAGTCTTGCTTGAAAATCTTCTATATAAAGTATTTCTTCTGTAATTACATAAGAAGTTCTTCCTAATTTTCTAAGACATTTATCAAGATATGTTGGAAACATCAAGGAGTCTACAGCTCCAGTATCCATGTAACTTTTTAATTCCTCTTGTATAATTGCATATACTGGTTCAGGACTAACAAAGGAATATTTATAATAGTATGACATTGTGTATTATTTAATTTTAAATCCACTCTTGATATATATGTTGATACTTATTATCCACTTTTAAATAGTGTGCTAAAAGTCTTGATGTATAACGAGATGCTTTAAAATACCAAAAATCAGCATCTCTTAACATAGTAGTTTTTTTAAACCATTTCCATCCAAAAAAGAATCCTTCTGTATGGTAATTCATAATATAAATTCTTTTTCCTAATGCATTTGTTTTTACCCAATCAATAGGAAGATTCAATACTACCTCTCCAGTTTCTTTGCTTAATCTATTTATTTTTCTTTCTTTCTTTACTATTGCAAAATCTCCAAAACCAAAAGGAAATCTTATTTTTTCTCCTGTTTCTAACATTTTAATTTTAAGAGATTCATTAAAAGCATAAATAATATTCTTCCATTCATTTAAAGAAATTTTAATACTGGGATTCTTTTTACAAAAATCTTTATAGTTATCTATACTTGTTGTTCTAAAATCTGTTGCTGATCTACTCATTATTTAAGATTTGGTGAATTTGGTGCTTGTCCATCTATGCCATCCTGTGTGATATCAGATTTAATATTAAAATATGTTTGAAGTAGTTTTTGAGAAACAAGATCTAATGTTTGTTTTTCTAAATAACCAGGAAGAGGAAACTCTTTATCAAGAGGATTTTTACACCATTCTTCATCTGTTACATCATTACCACATCCACATTCAGGATACATTATACTATTAGGAATATCTTCTTCAAAAAAAGCAACAAATCTTACAGCCTGAAGAAGAGGATTAGTAATATATAAATAGTCATTGGATATCCAGAAATATTCATTCTTCTTTATAATGGGAAGTTTTAAAAGATTTAAATATCTGTTAACAGTTATTTCTGTTATCTTTTTACCTTTTCCTCCCATTGCATTGATAGAATACACTCCTTGAATTACATACTGATAATTTCCTTCAGCCATACGAGGAAGTTTATTCTTACTTCTTGCTATCATACAAGGATCTACATAATCACAACATTCAGAAATAGGAACTTCCATCATCTCTAAACAAGGAATAGTGGTAAATAAGGTATCAGTAGCCCATAGTTTTCTAAGGTTAGTTTCTCTCTTAATTAATAATAAAGAATTGAATCTAATCTCAGAAGCAATAGCACGATCTGTAATTAAGGAATCTGTAGAAAGAATTTTATGCATTGATCTTACTGAACTAACTAAGTATCTGAGAGTTGCCATAATATCTAGTAGAATTAATTATAATTGCAATTGTAAAGATATATTTTAATATAAAGGTTTCAAAAAAAGATTTAACTAATCGTATTATATACAATAACTTATTATAATTAATTTGATTAGTTACAAGCAAAAACTCCCAGATATATCAAGATCTGGGAGTAATTTATTTTGAAAAGAATGTAATTATTATGTAAGATTAACAAATACCTCCTAATGCTGGATTAAAATCAGAATTAGCATTAGTGACATATGCAAAATATGCAGTGGTTCCTGCTGTATTAATATATCCTAAATAAGGATCTCCTGCAGGAGTTATTGAATATTGAACTGTACATGCTGCATCAGTATAAAATTTATCAATATCTACACCTGGAGTGGTGGCTATTAATGCATATACTAATTCAGTGTGCGCTAGTAAGAAATCAGCATTAATCTTATTACATGCATCTAAAGAACTTGCCTGTAAAATAGGAGTGTAAATAGCTCCTGTAATATAATAACCTTCAGATATTGGAGCTGCTGTAGTAGTGGTAGTAGTAGTAGTAGATGTACTAGTGCTTGTAGATGTACTTGTACTAGTAGATGTACTAGTGGTAGTGGTAGTAGTTACTATAGTAAGAATAATACTATTAGTACATGCTCCTGTAGATACTACAGTAATTGATGTTGTACCATCAGTTACAGTATAATTTGCTCCTGTTAATAAAGTAGCTTTAGATACTCCTGTTGCAAATGGAACAATGAGTTCTAAATTTGTAAATAGATTATAAGGTCCAGAATCTGTTCCTGCTACTGTTAGTTGAATAAATACTGTCATTTTATTTTATTTTTTAAAATTATTAATTGGGTGGACTAGTTGTAGATGTAGTAGTAGTAGTAAGATTGTACAGAGCAGTGATTAGAAGGCATATTTGCTGATCAATCTTCTGGAGTGACACTGTTAGTGTATCACATGTATGAATGCCTGTACAGGGCAGATTTGGACCATTATAGGTAAGATGATCTGACTGTATAGGTTTAGCTGTGCAAGGATCACAATTATCTTCTGTGCCTGCACAACCACATCCTGAAATAGGTTTTAAGAAACTACCAAATATACCGTAAGTCATAATTTCAAGGAATAAACATTATATAGAAACAAGCAAGAACAGGGGGAATATTTTCATGAGAAAGACTTCCACCTGTATTAACATTTGTAAGAGCAGTAGTTACAGATAGAGTTACATTTCCTGTATGTGTTCCACTAGGAGATCCTGTTACTCCTGATGATATATGACTACCTGAAGAGTCTGTTCCTGCATAAATTTGTACATCATGATTATGAGGATTTGGAGATACAGTTGATGCAGCAGTGTTAGCATGAGTATGAATAGGCATCTGTGATGGAGAAAGTGTAATAGTATTTGCTCCATGAGTAGTACCTAATGTATATGTAGGATTTCCTGCAATTGCTGGATCTACATTTACATTAAATGCTCCTCCTCCTGTTCCTGTAGTTACACCAATAGGAATTCTTCCTCTTTTATCAGGAGTGCCATGAAGACCATTACATAAATATATTTTATCCCAATCTCCAAGTCCTGCTCCTGTAACATCAAATTTTCCTGTAAGATCACCATAATATTCTACAGCTACATAAGGAACCATTTTATTACTGATTAGTGAATTAGGATTATTAGCAGCCATCCATGCTGCAATATATGCATCAATATCAGCAATTTTTACATAATTGGTAGTGAGATCTAAAGCTAAGGCAACTACATCTCCATTAAGAGAACATAGATTATCAATAACAGCCTGAAGAATAATATGAGTACCAGAGGAAACTGACACTCCTGTTAAACAATCTATTGTGTAATCACCATTTAGTATGGCAAGTTCTGCAACAACAGAATCTACTTGAGTTTGAAGATCGCAAGAAGCCTGAATCAAAGCTGATACAAGATCTACAATAGTAATCTCTCCACATACAGGAAGATATTGAGAAACTAGATTACAACTTATTCCTGAGGTTCCTGTATTGATATTAGGAATAATCCCTGTTCCATCTAATGTAGAGGAAAGAAATGTTATTAATGCCTGTTCTACATAAGAAAGACTATCTCCTGTTTGAATCCCTAAAACAGGAACATCTATTCCTGTATATCTAACACATTGATCTGAAGTGATATCAACGCATCCATTAAAACAATTAGAACATGCCATGATTTTATATTTTTTATTTTTAAATAATTATAATACCCAATCGAATATCTATTCTATATAGAAGCCCATTAAGTAATGTTACAGGAGAGAATACTGCTGTTCCTGCTGTTGCCAAACTTAATATCTCTATTGTAGTCATGCCTTCAGAAAGCTCCATTATATAACTACCATCATTACAATTAAAATATGGTACAGTAATATTTCTTAATCCTATCATAGGATTAGAAGCAAAAACATCAACTACTCCAGTAGGAATAGGAAAACTTCCTAAACTAGGTGTAATTGCTACAAGATCTATAAAAGTATTACTAATTCTTCCATTATTACCTGCATTAGTTCCATGTACCTTTATAGTTGAAGTACCTACTGGAAAAGCAGTAGAGGTAGTAGTTGTTGTAATAGGTATTGTAGTGGTAGTTGTAGTTGTACTGGTAGAGGATGTGCTTGTAGATGTACTAGTTGAGGATGTACTTGTACTAGTAGAAGATGTAGATGTACTAGTGCTTGTAGATGTACTTGTACTGGTAGATGTACTAGTTGTGCTTGTAGTTTCATCTGGAATTACATTAGGCACACAATCTTTACACTTACATCCTGCTGTAAGCAGTTTAACTTTACTGGCTATCATATTAACTGTATAATAACCACCATAATCACTATTGCAAAATTTATATGTCAATATCCTTTTATAATTCAGGAGATCAAACATAGCATTTCCATCTATAGGTTGATTTAAAGCAAAGATAGTGTTATTATATAACTTCTTTGCCCATTGTCCCAGCTTACAATCAATATCCTGCAATAGTGTAGGAATATCAGAACACTCTGGACAATTAGTAAGTCTAGGAGTTAACATAGCTTATTTCTTATTTTGTTGAGCATTACAATGAGCACAGAGTCCATTTACCAATTGACATCCACAACCCACTTGTGCATTGCATTTACTACATGCTGCCATATTAGTTGAAGTTATTTATGTAATTGTTTCCTGAACAACCACAATTATTATTAATAAAACTATTTAGCATTTTATTTGCCTGAACATACAATTTGTTTGATTCATCAATTGCACAATTATTTGCTGCTGCAATAGCTCCTTGTATAAAGAAATATATACTATTCAGATCCACCTTTGCTTGTGTCTTAATAGCTCTGTCACATTCCATCATATCAAGTTTCATAAAAGCTGAATCAAACTTTTCCTGTAATTGATCTACACGAATAATAGACTTCTCTACAAAGTTAATATAATCTGGAGCAATTGAGTATCTTAATATATATACTCCATCAGGAAGAGGTAAATAAGGAGAACCTATAGCTGTAAGTCCTAGTGTAGAGGAAGTATATACAGTAAAATCATTTACACTAAAGGGTAACACCACCTTAGCAAATCCAGGAACACTTATCTGTATAGTAGGAGAATATACAATAGGAGGAGAATCAGGATAGATAGAAGCATCTGCCACTCCTAATGTTTTTGTATTATAAGTAGGAACTACTAATATATCTAATTTTAGTGTGGGCATATTGTTTAAAATAAATATGCCAGAGGATTTGAGTTATCCTCTTTCCTCTGGCATAGGTTTATAATTTATTATTTCTCTTATGGACGAAGAGGAACTGCAGTGGTAGTTGTAGTAGTGGTGGAATTTGAAGTGGTAGATGTAGTAGTAATACATACATTGTTATCTTCAACAGCACCAAGACCAGCTACAAGAGCTGCTTCAAGTACAGTGGCATATGCACCTCCAGAGAGACAAGCAATAATTACCATACTGTCTTCAGGAATATAATCACCCCAACTGTAAGCTGCTTTATTGATATTATTAAATTTGATATAATAAGTATCATAAGTAGATCCACTTGATACCCAACTTTCAAAGTTACCATTATATCCAACCATCCTATAAAGATGTTTCAGATAACCAGCCTGATAACTATAGTAGTTTTTCTCTAATTGAGTAATCTCTTCAGAAGTTCCTGTTGCATAAGAAGCACGTTGTGTTACAATAGCTTCAGCTACAATGTTACAAGCATCAGATACAATGAAATCTGCTGTAGTAGCAGGACCACTGTATACAAATGTCCTAAACCACATCCTGTCATATTCAAATGGGAATGCAGCAACATCACATGGCTGACCATATTTAGTTAAAGCTTTACCAGTGATACGAAGAATAGTTCCACCTACATTTTCAAATGTAAAGAACTGAGTAAGATGAATGTTGTCAGGATTAATACCAGAAGCCTGGAGTGTAAGTTTAACGATGAAAGCATCAATCAATGCATTTGCATCAACATCAACACAAGGATCACCACCACAATCACAACATGGAGCCTGAACAGTTACTGAACGTGTAAGTCCATTAAAATAAAGAGTATCAATATAACTAGAATGAGCACGTAATGTGAGAGTGACAATATCACCACATTTTACATTCCATCCTGCTACATCCATAATCTGATTTACAGGTGTAGGACATCCTGATACTTTGTACCATTCAGTCACATTAGAATTACATCCAGCTCCTGAAGGACAACCCTTAATCTTGTCTGAACGTTTAGAACCTTGCAAATAGGTATTTGTTCTACCTTGTGCAATGTAGAAATAAGGAGCAGCAGCTATAGTAGTATCATCTACTGTTGCATACTCATTATCATACAATCCCACTTGACCTGCAGTGAGATTTTGTGTAGAACCAGTACTAGGGAGTGTTGTTTGCCCCACTGGAACTACAAATAACGTAGTCAATGAAAAATCAGCCATTTTGTTTACTTATTAAATTTATATATAAAAAAATCATTCATTTGTTTGAATTCGCATCTGAGAACTTTGTACAGCAGAAGCATTCTCTGTATACATAGCCAGATTTTGAACTGTAAGATCTAATAGTTCATCTTCTAAATAAGTTTCAAGTTCACAATTTGAATCTATAGAAGCAGTCCCATCAAATTTAATATATCCCACTTTATCAATATACTGAGGATATCTCATATACATTATGTAGATATCAGTTGGAGTGAATGTTCCATCAGTAAATACTGATATTTCATCAGAGGATAGGAAGTTAAAAGTTTCTTGATATTCAAAGGAAGGTCTATAGTTTTCATTATTTACAATGAATTGAAGATCACCATGTTTAGCAAGATCCCTGTTTATCCATATCTGTCTGTTCTTACATCTTCCCTTATCTGCTAAAATATATGAATCTACATAGAACATATATTTAGGAACAAGGGCATGTATATTAGCACTCCATTGATGTAGTTCTGAATTTATTAATGCAAGAGGAAGAGGTTGATGATTGTAATATTCAATAAGTCTCTGAAGATCTTCATAACGCTTTTTGAATGCATCCATTCCCATTCCACTTGG